ATGATTTATGGATATATCCGCGTATCGACCGACGGGCAGACGGTTGAAAATCAAAAACTCGCAATAAGAAATTTCTGCCGATACAGACGGCTTCGCCACATACAATGGATTTCGGAGACAATCAGCGGAACAAAAAAGCCCGAAAAACGAAAACTCGGAAAATTGCTCGAAACAGCGAAAACGGGCGACACTATCATCGTCACGGAGTTGTCCCGGCTCGGTCGCTCGCTGATGATGATTCTTGATGTACTTCAAGATTTATTGGAGAAGAAAGTGCGTGTCATCGCCATAAAAGAGGGGTACGAACTCGGCGATAACATTCAGTCAAAGGTGCTTGCATTCGCGTTCGGCTTGTCAGCGGAAATAGAGCGCACACTGCTTTCAGAACGCACGAAGCAAGGGCTGGAACGGGCTAGAAAAAACGGCAAGCAAATCGGAAGATTGCCAGGGCAAAAACCGCTCCACTACAAACTCACGCCCCATCGCTACAAGATACGGCGATGGCTCAAAGAAGGGCGGAGCAAACTGTCAATCGCGCGGGAACTTGGCGTTACATGGTGTACACTTGACCGTTTCATCAAACTGCATCTGTACGACAAACCGCCAAAACCACTCACCGAGCCGCCGAAAAAGCACGGGCATCCTACGATTTTGGAGAAGCAGTGGTTTGAAAAGCATAAATAACAGGATTTAATATATTCCGTATCTGAAAAAATGCTATCCTTGGATTATAAAAAAGCAAAGGGCAGAAACCCGCGAGCGGCAACTCGCGGACAAGTGCAGACACACTTACAGGATAACCTGCTTCCACCCAGACATACTAGGAATATCGGTTGTTTTCGTCTTTAGGTTTAGTCCCCATTGATAAGGTCAATTTTATCACTCTAGGGGGTATTCAAATATGGGTGAATTCATTTACAAGCCGAAATATGCGGTCATTGTAATGTGCAAGGACGAGATTGAACAGAAATCAATCTTTGAAAAGTTGCAGCAGATGGGGCTTGCCATCAAGGTGGTGAGCGTATGAAAACAATCAGCGTAGAAAAAGAATGCAAGAATTACACGACCTACCGCGCGGAGCGCGTCAAGAGCCTTTTCAACGCGGAATACGGTCACAAGTTCAGCATTTCGGTCGATACGGATATTGACGAATTCGACTGGCAGATTGGCGTTGTGGTCGGAGCGTCGGGGACTGGAAAAACATCAATCGGGCAGACATTCTTTGACGGAAAAATCCATGACTTGAAAAGCGGCTGGGATTCCGACAAGCCTATTATTGACGCAATCGCGCCCGAAGGCAACTTCAACGCGGTCACGTCGGCTCTTTCGGCGGTCGGGCTTGGCAGCGTCCCGTCGTGGCTTCGCCCGTTCTCCGTGTTGTCGAACGGCGAGCAGTTCCGCGCGGGGCTTGCCCGGCTTCTGCTTTCGGACGAAAAGACGGCGGTGCTTGACGAGTTCACTTCGGTGATTGACAGGCAAGTCGCGCGTATCGCGTCGGGAGCGTTTCAGAAGGCATGGAGACGGAAGGACGGCAGACAGGCGGTCATACTCACGCCGCATTATGACATACTGCCGTGGCTCGAACCCGACTGGATTATAGACACCAACAGGAAGAACTATAAAAGGGGGTGTCTTCGGCGACCCCGGTTCGAACTTGAGATTAGGCAGACCGATGGAAGTCCGTGGAAACACTTTAAGCCGCATTATTATCTAGACCTTCCGATGCCGATTGCCGCCCATTACTTCGTGGGGCTCGTGGACGGCGAGCCGGTGGCGCACGTCGCGGTCGCGCCGTTCTTCCAAAGCGGATATTACAGGGCGACGCGGCTCGTGGTGATGCCCGAATGGCAGGGCGCGGGAATCGGGACTCGGTTTCTGAACGCGGTGTGCCAGTGGCATCTGGACGGGAACGGTCGCTGCGGGCGGAAACTTCCAGTACTGTTCCATACTTCCCATCCGCAGCTTGCGGCGGCATTGCGGCGTTCCCCGCTGTGGGCGCAGAAAAGCGCGGTTCTGTATCAGAAGGCGGGGACGGTGTTCAGGAACGGAAACGGGGGCGGTCACAGCTGGTATGGCGGACATTTTCGTGCCGTGCAGGGCTTCGCATATATGGGGGCGAAGGATGCTTAAAGTGTTCATTGCAGGTCAGAAGTCGTTCGGCGCGGCGGTGTACAAGGCGGTCAGACAGGCGGGGCATACGGTGACCGGCGTAGCCTGCCCCGCAGACGGTCAGCACTACGACAGGCTCAAGAAAGCCGCGTATTGCGACAGCCCGCGTCCCGTCATAATCGATTCGGACAGGCTGCGCTCGTCGGACATTCCCGATGGGACGGATGTCATAGTCGCCGCCCACAGCCACCACTTCATCAGCGCGAGGGCGCGTGGCAGGGTCAGGTATGCGGTCGGCTACCATCCGTCGCTCCTTCCGCGCCACCGTGGGCGAGATGCGGTCAAATGGACGGTGCGCTTCGGCGATGCCGTCGCTGGCGGCACAATCTACGAACTCGGCGACAGGGTGGACGGCGGGGCTATAGTGCTTCAGCGTTCGGTGCTCGTGAAGAGGGAGTGGACTTACAGGGACTTGTGGCGCGAGGCGTTGTTCCCGCTGGGCGTGGAACTCGTGCTTGAGACGCTCCGCATGATAGAAAGCGGGCGGTACGGCGCGACACCGCAGGACGAGAGCCTCGCGACCTGGGAGCCTCCCGCAGACCAGAACGCGCGGCTGTTCAGACCCGAACTCGTGATGCTGGAGTGAGAAAGAAAAACGCTATGTGTAAACACTTTGCACATAGCGTGATTTTTTTATGGGGCAGTTATCGCTGCAAAAAACGCGTTTTTTCGTTGCGTGTTACATATTGTTCTGATAGATTCGGATTCCGTTTTCGGTAACTTTTGCTCGCAATTCCCTTTTTATCTGTCCCGTCAAAATCTTCGGCATATGCCCTCCACCTGCCCCCGTAGGTATGGTAGGACACAATCCCTCTTTATCGTAAACGCGATTCGCGCTTTCAAAAGTGTGGTCTATCGTGTTGTCCATTTGCCCTATGATTCGGCAAGTTACATCTTCGTTCATAATCTTCTCTATCACCATTATCGCATTGTGGGCAAACATATGCCCCGTGTTCCCGCCGGTAATTGCATGTGCCACATCGCAACCGACATCTTTCAGCGTCGCTTCTTCTGCCGGAAGGAACCTGCTGTGCGTGTCGTCACTCTTGTTCATCGTGGCGGGTATCAGCGTCTTTCCCATACTCAATAACTCCATTCTGCGTATCAAAGCCTGTGCCGAATCCTTTGTAATCCCTCGCGCAAAGCGTCTTTGCCACATCGATATTCACCTTGTCAATTCTCCTGTAATTCGCGTAAATTGGGATCTGACGGATTTTCTTGTTCAACGACGACATTTCCGAAGGCTTGCAGGTTGCTGATTCCGCAGTCGTATCTTGCGGTAATGCAATTCGCGACATCTTTCCGTTTCGGGTTCTTGATTGTTCCGTCGGTGCAGATTTTAATACCCTCCCCCCAATCGCTATGCCATTTTTTTTCACTCTCGTCCGCTTCAAGTTCGCCGCTTTCCACTAACTGCGAAATCAACTCTTGCGCCTTCTCGCTTTTCAAGTAATACTTTTCGTCCACCTCGTCTTCAAGATAATCTTTAAGACGCTTTTCAAGCGGCACGGATTTTGGAAACTCATAGTAGACCTCGCCAAGGAACGAGAACATGAACGCCCGCTCGCGGTTCTGCGCCACGCCGTAGTCCTTCGCGTTCAGGATTTCAAGGTAACTCGTGTAGCCGAGTTTCTGCAGGAACGCCCGCCATTTGTTGAAGTCGCCCGCGTTCTGCTCGCTTGTTACTTGCGGCACGTTCTCCATGAAAAGGCACTGCGGCAACTCCGCGTCCGATTCGTACAGTTCCCTTAAAATCCGCTCGACTTCCCAAAGCAAGCCGCTCCGAGTTCCGCTTCCCTTCGCCATTCCCGCCATCTTTCCCGCCACGCTCAAATCGGTGCAGGGGAAGGAATATGTGAGCAGGTAGAAATATTCGTCCGTGTCGCAAATTTTCAAGTCCGCGCCGTGAACGTCGCGAATGTCCGACGGCTTGAAATTCGTTCCATGCACGGCGTTGTAACTTCTCACCGCCGGCTCGTCGAATTCACACAGAAAGTAAGGCTCGAAGTCCGCGCCTATCCTTTCAAGCGCCATGGACTGGCTTCCATAGCCGCCGAAAAGTTCTATCAGGCGGATTGGCTTGTCAATGTGAATTTCTGGAAAATCAGAATTAAACAAATCGCGCATGTTCTTCAAAGCCCCTTGTTAAAATGGAATGTCCTCCGGGAATTCCTCTCCGTCAAATTCTTGCGCCGGTTGTTGCGTCTGCGGTCTAGGTTTAAACATCGTTCCGTCTTGCTGACAGCCGCTTGAATATCCGCCGTTTTCATTGTTGCCGTTGTCGCTCTTTCCGCCCAAGAGTTGAACTGTGTTCGCGACGATTCCGACCTTCGAGAATTTTTGTCCGTCCTTTTCCCATCTGTCCTGCTTCAGCCAGCCGTCAACGGCTACCTGCTTGCCTTTCAAAAGATACGGCTTGAGATTTTCCGCCGTCTTGCCCCAAATGGTGATGTCGAAGTAACTCACCTCGTCTGCCCATTCATCGCCGCGCTTCACGCTCCTATTCACCGCTATCGATATGTTCGCCCTAGCCGTTCCGTTCGCGGTGTATGCGAACGAGCGTTCGTCAGCCCCCAAGTCCCTTGTGAGCCGTCCAATCAACACTACATGGTTTGTGTCAGTCATTGTTCTTTGTCATCCTTCGCCGTTTCCTCGGCTCTATTGTCACGTCAACGCACCAGCCGTTGACCGTCTTTCCCAAATCAAGAGCGCATTCATATTCATACTGCGAACACTTTAGGAAATGCCGCGCATCCTTCTGCGTGTCAAAAAACAATGTCCGCTCTGGTTTTATAAGCATTATCATTTTTCAAACAAGCCCTTGTTTTGCGGATTCCGCCAATCCGGCGCGTCCTTTTCAAACTCTATGAATTTTCCGTCCTGCCGGAAGCGGCTCAAAAGGTCGTTGTCGAAGAACCTCTCGAAGCACCGCTCGCAGCCTTTCTCTCCGTGCGGACAGTCGCGCGAAAAATGCGTGTTCGACAGAATCATGAACGGCTTGTTCCTCGTGTGCCGCTTGTCCAGTATGTAACTCAAAAGGTTCAACTCGAACTCGCTTCCCTTGCTCCTCCCCACCTCGTCAATCACCAAAAGTGGCGCGTCTATGAGCGAATTCGCGAACTGCCATTCGGTCATGTCGTTTTTTCCAAGACTGCGGATTTTCAGCGAAAGTTGGAACATCGTGTATATCACTCCGCCCATAGACTTAACGCCCATCGCGCCGAGCATTGATTTTCCTGTTCCGTTTCCGCCCAATACAATCAACTTTCCCGCCTTCCTTTCGACAAGCGTTTTGACGGCGTTCTTGAATTCGCCCTGCTTCGCGGTCTGCGGCTTGTAGTCGTCAATCGTCTTTTCGTAGAATTCAGGCTCGATGTTCGCCTCGGCATACCTACGAATCCGCTCTTTCTCGGCTCTTTCGTCCGCAAGCCGTTTTTCTTCCGCCTCCTTTTCCTTTTCGCATATCGGGCAACAGCCCTCTATCAATTTTCCGTTCCTGTCTTTCATCGCCGTTATTCGCACTTCTCCGTGCTTCTCGCAGTTGAAATTCATCTCAAAAGGCTCGAAGAAAAAAGGCGACGGCTTGAATGTTAATGCATTTTGCATACAGTCCTCCTAAAGTCTTATCCTGTCTTCCGGCAATCCGCCACCGCCTTTGTCGGGCTTTTCTTTCGCATAGTCCTCAACCTTGAAGTTGTCGGGAAGAAAGTTGAGTATGAGTTTTTTCTGCCCGTTGCAAAGTTGGTCAAGCCTCAACTCGCGCTCCCACCAAGTCTTGCCCGCTCGCTTCAACTGCAAGACCTTGCCGTAGTTTTCCAACGCGCCCAAAAATTCGTCGCTGTGAATATGCAGTTCGTGTATCCCCGACAAGGCAAGCCTAAAGTCACGCTGGATGAAACTTATGAAGTTGTTGTTGCAGTTGGGGATTCCGATTCTCGCGCACAAGTCAAAGACTTGCCGCGCATAGTCCGTGGATGAAGAATCGGGTGGTGAGCCATCGGAAATATAGTCATCAGAATTTTCACGCGCGAATTCTGTTTTTTTGTCTTTATCTGTGTTTAAAGAGTGTGTGTGAATTTCTTTATCTTTATCTCTATCTCTTTCTTTATCTTTATCTACCGTGGCGTTGCCACAATCAGCCACTTCTGTCTGTGGCTCTTTGTGGTTGTTTGTGTCAAGTTCTGAAGCGTTTTCATTTTTTGTGGCACTGCCTCTTACTTTCGTGTCGGAGTTTCGCTTTTGGTGTTCCCTCGCGTTGGCAATCATGACGCGCATTTCCTTTGAAACCGTGTTCATGTCCAGTCGGCTCAAAATTTTAAGGCAGGAAACCGTGCTTTTTGCGTCGCCCTCCAAAAGGTGCAGTTCAATGCAAGTGGCAAGGATTTTCTCGACTTCCGACTGCTCCATTCCGAAATCGAAACTTATTGATTCGGCGGCATACGGCAGTTCGCAAGCCGTGTTTTTCGAGGTGATGGACTGCGCTATCAAATACAGTGAGTGCTGGTACACGAAATATCCATCGCGCCCATACTTTTTGCGAAGCACCTTGATTTTCGGGTCTTCAAATATGTTTGTCGAAATTTTCAGAAAATCCATAATTCAAACCTCTTGTATATTACGCCTTGCCTTCCCAAGTTCCTTGCTCGCGCAGGATTTTTTCCAAATGGTACGGGCACTCGAAATTCTCGCCGGTGTTGTTGTCCTCACAATGAACGAAAATCAAGTCTTTTGGCAAAAAGTCCTTGCAGACATAGCCCGAACAAAAACTGCTCGTCTTTCCGTCGAATGATATTTTCTTGTCGGGAACGAGCAACTGTATCGGATTGTCCGCGAACAGGCTTCCGATTTCCTGATAGTTCAGTGCCATGATGTTCATCAGCATTGCAAACGGCTTCCCGAATTCAAAGAGCCGCTCGAACACCGCCTTTTTCATGCTGAACGGCGGATTTGAGACAGCCATGTCCCATTGCGGCGGCTCGTACTTGAAGAAGTCGCGCGGCGGATTGTCGTAAATCCAAGACCTCCATACGCGGACATTCTCGATGTCCTTCAGCCTCCTATAAAATTCGCTGTCCTCCGAATCGAACGGACACCAGACATACAGCGGCTCGCCGCTTGCGCGGAATTTTCTTCTCGCTATTTCCGTTACGCGCAGCGCAATCAGGCGCACCAATTTCGGCGGCGTGTAGCGTTCGTCGTTTTCGCTGAACGCATTGTTTATGCTTCGCTTCATCTTTTCACCTCCAAAGTAAGGAGGCGCGTTTTTTCATAGACAAATTCGTCCGCCACGAACTGCTTTTTCAATTGCTCAATTTGCGCCGTCGTCGCTTCAAATGTGAACGAGGGAACGTTGCTCATTCCAATGCTTCTCGCGCTTTCCACAACGCGAACTAAAATCACGGGTTCAGCAGTCACAGTGAACAGGTATATTTTCTCGCTTGTCGCTTCCATTTCCTGCTTTGGAAGTTCGGGCGTGGCTGGCATTTCGTCTGCGGTTTTCGCAAGATTTTCCCTTATCTCCCTAGCCCTTTCTTTCGCCGCCTCATTGGACAGGGCGGTTTCCCCGGCGTTTTGAGGTTCTTCCGTTTCGGTGCGCCTCCGCTCGCGTTCCGCTTTTTCCTGCGCGAGGCGCGCTTCTTCTTCCGCCCTGCGCCTTTCCTCTTCCGCTTTCCGCGCCGCGAGCCGCTCCCTGTTCGCCTTCAGTTCCGCACCCCTGCTCAACGCCATCTGCAAGTTCAAGGTCGAAAGGTAGAAGCCCTTGAGATTTTCCGCGTCCTCGCCGAACGAATCCAGCGCGCCCAAATCGCCTTGTATCTTTGAGATTATTTCAAGAATCTCTTTTTCAACCGCCGCCAACTTTGTGCCCTTGTTCAGCCACTTTGAATTGAACACCCTATCAAGCGACACGAGGGAAAAATTCTGTGAATCCCAAATCTTTTTGATTTCCGCACGTTTCGCTTCCTTTTCCAAGCGTTCCTTTTCCTTGACGATTGTTCCAAGTTGTGCGCTTGCGGTCTCTATGAGTTTCACGGATTCGGAAACTATGTCCTTGAATTCGTTGAACGGCTTCATGAACTCCCTTTCAAGTTTGATTCGCTCGCTGTTCAACTTGTCCGCAAGGTTGTTGAGGTTCGCTTTGTCGGCGGCGGCTTGCTTTGCGTCGCCAACGTATGCATCAAGCGAAAATTCTCGCATTTTCGCCTTTATAGCGTCGCGGACTTCCTTTGCGTTGGTTACAAGTATCCCCAACTGCTTTTCGCGAACTTCAAAATTTGGAACTGTGATTTCCGATACTGCCAATGATTTTCCTTCCGTCATTTTTGCATTTCTCCTTTTCTTTCTTTTTTCGTTATTTCAATGTTCATTCGGAAATCCTGCATGGCATCTTGCACAATTCGCTTTACGTTGTCTTTGTATTCCCTTTCAAATTCCCACGAGCCAATCTTTTGAAAAATAAATGCATTCAGTTTACTTTCAAAGGACACGCCCCCTGTTGTTTCGCACAACGCTTGTTCGATTGCCTTTTTTATTTTTTCGTTGAGTATCTCTTTCACCATTTCTTTAAGCGTTTCGCGATTGATACCCACATCCGCAAGCATTTGATTCAAAATCTTTCTCAATTCGATTTCTTCCACTGTCATTTTTCCACCCCCTTAAAAGTCCAATTCCGCAATCGGCTTTATTATGAACGCGTTCTTATTCGGCATAGCCCATGCCCGCTCGATTTTCATTTTCCATGCTCCTTCCAGTACCCAAAGGCGATGTTGAAATCTTTACCCGAAATCTGCTCGACGACCTGATTCAATGCCAATGCGATGTTGATTTTGAGCATCGCGCCCGCGCTTTTCTCGAACCCCGGAATCGCCACAAGCCTGTCGCACTTGACCAATTCGCTTATGTCCTTCTTCAGGTATTCGGCGCGCGGAAGCGAATCGGGCTTCGCGCACCATTTTTTTTCCAGTTCCCGCGAAAGCCTCACGGGATTCACGATTTCGGCGCAGGGATATTTTCCCAAAACCCATTCTTCCGCCACATCGAACTTTTCTTTGTAATTTTGGTCGCTCGTCATCGCCCCGCTTATGTAAATTCTCATCGCTCAATCCTCCATTGCCTCTTGCACGAGGCTTTCCATTTTTTTGTAAGTCCGCGACTTGTCGCCCATGATGTCGTTGGGCGGCAAATGCCCCGCCTTCTCAAACGCCCTGTGAACCTTCGGACGCAAATGCGGATATTTGTTTAGGAAATGACCCCAGCCCTTGCGGTGGAATTCCTCATGCTCCTCCCTCGTCAAGGCTATGATGTTCCAAGCGCAGTCCACGAATTGGGGAGCCGCGCCGCGCGAAACGATGTGGTGGAAGTCAACAGGGCTTCTTCCGCTCGCCTCGCTGTAAGTTACAAATTCACGCATTTCTTCAATGCTCCTGAAGTCGTTCAAGTCAACCTTCTGCTTTCCGCGCCATTCCTCCCATTCGTAGATTACGCTTCGGACATCGGCTTGCAAGTCCGGCTTTAGGTCGCACACATTGGCAAGATGATAGAGCAAGCCGTCTATGAACCTTGCCGCCGCCATCGTGTTGCTTTCCGAAATGTGAACGGGTCTCAACCTTCCACTCACACTTGACGGCGTTCTGTCCGCGTACTCTTCCAAGAGGTCAAGGTACAGGTCGTACACCTCCTCTTTCGTGGGCTTCCGCATTTCGGGCGTTGACGACATGAAAATTATTTCAATCAACTTCCAAATCGCGCCAAGTTGCTTGAAGGTCTTTTTCTGCAAGGGCGCGTCGATTTCGCATTTGAGCAAAATTTCCTGCTTCGTGCGTTCCTCGCGGCTTTTCTTTGAATCAAACATTTTTTTTATGAGCGGCAAGTCCCTGTCGTCCGTCGCCCGCAAAACGATTTGGTTCTTGAAGAAAATGCCGTGAAAAAACGCCGTAACTTTCATACAATCACCCTAAAACAACTCGTCTGGAGTTCCCGCTTCCGCAGTCCGCCCGTTTTCCCATGCCGCGTCTATTTCCGCCTCTTCTTCCGGCGTGAGTTCCATCGCCTGATTCGCAAGTTTTTCCGCCTGTGCGCCGCCCTGCGGAATCTGCGACGGCTCTCCTTTCGGCGCTTCAATTTGCGGCGGCGTTTCGTCCTGAATGAACGCGACATTGCCCGTTACTTCACGCAATTCTTCAGGCGCGACTTCCGAAATCTCCTCCTTGCGCACAGCCTCCAGCGCCTCGACCGAAATCGGGCAGAGTTTCAGAGCCTTTATCACGCAGGTCTTCAACGCCATCGCGTCGAAATTTTTGTTCCAATTGTTCTCTTTGTCCTCTTCCTTGTAGCCCTTTGAGAACTGGTCGCGGTGTCTCTCCACGTCTTTCTTTGACATCACCGCGAATTGGATTCCCTCGTTCTCCAATTCAACAAGGCAGTAGTAGCCTATTATCTTCCCGCGCTCCTTCATCAAGTCCATCGTGTGCGACAGTTTTCGCCCGCACCCAAGTTGAACCTCGAAATGGTCATTCTCATAGACCGGCTCCGCCGCGATTGTCTTTATGGTCTTCGAACGGCGGGCAAGCGCGATAAGACCCTTGTAGCCCATTTGGAAATGACAAGTCATTTTCTTTTCCCAGCCGCCCCTACCGTTTGGAAATGATTCGTTGTAGGGTATGAGGTACGCTTGACCGAGCACACCTCCGAGTTCCAAGCCGTAACTCGCCGCTTCGATAAGGCTTCTTTCGATTGATTCCTTCGTGCATTGACGCAAAAGCGGCACTTTCGGATTCGTTATCTCGCGAATTGCGCTTTGCAGGAATCTATCGAGATTCAGCGTCTGCAAGGGAATGACTTCGTTGAATTTGCCCTTGCGCAATGCGAGCCACTCGCCGAGCGTTCCGCCCTTCTGCCTTTCTTTCGTTTTCTCAAGCGCGTTGCTTCCGTCTGTTTTCATATTTTTCCTCCTTATTAAATAATCAAAGGTATTCCCAGCCTTTGAAGCGATTTCGCGACCTCGCGGGTCGCCCTTATGTCGGACAAAGCGTCATGCGCCTTTTCCATTTTGATTTGAAAGTGGTCGCAGACCGTTCCCAACTTTCTGTTCGGGAGATAGGGCATCTTCCTCGCCTCGCCCGCCCTTTTCACCTGCTTGAACACGTCCGCCTTGCCGCAGAAATAGTCCTCCATCCTTGCGCCGTTGCGTTCCAAGACCGCCTTGACATGATTCCAGTCGAACTCGTCGGAGTTGTACCCCGCGAAAACCATCTTCTCATACCTGCTGCCGTCCGCCGTGTAAAGCCTTGTCGCGTTGTCCAAGAACCTTATGATGTTCTGCGCGATTTCGCTTTCAGGAGGGAAAGATTCAATCTGCTCTTTCGTGTAGCCATGAACCTTGCCCGCGTCCTCGTCGTAGAGAATTCTGCCGGAAAGCGGATTGAACTTGAAGCACCGCTCGCCGTAACACTTGCCGTTGTCCACGAGTATGAAGGCAATCTGGAATGCGGAGGCGTTGGTCGGGTCAAGCCCCGTCGTCTCCACGTCGCACCAAAGGAATCTCATCTACACCTCCCGCTTCTTCAAAAAGCGCAACTGTTCGTCTTGAGATATGACTTGGGCTTTTATGAATTTCAGAAAAAGTTTTGAACAATCATCGCACAGGTCATACCCGCCCAATTTTAGACAATATCTGCGGTAGTCATCGACAACCTCCGCATTGCACCTGTCGCAAAAAATCCTTGTCATCACGTCGCCTCCGTCTCGTTCAACGCCACGAGCCGCCCCATAAATGTTTTCCGCGCGTTGTTCCAGAAGATTGCCATCGCAAGGTTTGAATTCTTGCAGTTCCTGAACCAATCACGGTGCTCATTTGCTTCGAGCCATTCCAAGCCTTCCGTTATGGAGATTCTCTTGTCGGTGTCGAAACTGTCGTAGCAATCATCCTCGTTGAATTTTGTCAGAAAGTTTTCGATGTTCTCGTTGCACATCGCAATCTTGCTGACCAACTCTTTTGTTTCCATTTCATTCATTTTCCCACCTCGCACGAAAGAATCCGCTTTCGCTTTTCCCCTATTTGTTCGCCGAAATGCGCATGACCTTTGACACGCTTGTTTTGGAGTAGGTCTCGAACAGTCCCGCCTTTTTCAGCGCGTCCGAATCTGCCAAAGTCCGTGTCTGCTTGTTGTATGTGATTCTGTATGCGCCGCAAATTGCGGTGGTCTTTTCCGCGTCCTCGTTCCCGCTCGCTTCGTTCATTGAAAGTTTCAGTTGCTCCTCAAGTGCTGTTTTCCTCGTGTCAAGTTCCTTCATCTTCGACTTGACTTCCTGCAACTCGTCGATGATACCTTCCGAATCCGCGCCGAGTTGAATGCTTTCCGCCATCGGAAGCAACTTCACCAAGTCCGCCTCGTTTTCGTTTCCCGTGGGCGCGGGCGGATTGTTTGTGAGGACATTGTTGCTCCAAAAGTCCTCTTCCGTTTTTATAAGCCTCTCTATGAATTCATCGTTGCGAGGAATCACATAATGATTTCCCTCGTACCTGTCCAAGATGTAGACGGTGAGTACGAAGAATGGCAGACCAGTTACCGCCATGTAATGCTGAACTTGGCAGTAGTAACTGTCGGGGATTTCGTCCGCCGTGAATCCGTCGCCCGTCCTTGATGTCTTTATCTCGTGCCCTCCGAGACCAGACACGATGTTGCCGGCGATTTCCTTTTCTCCGTCAACGAACACAAGCCCGTCAAGGTTCGCGTTCATGAAGGAATATTTCTTTGAAGTGAGCATTCCCGGCACAGTCTCAATCTGAATTCCCAATTCCTCTTTCGCTTTTTGCCGAATCGGGTCTTCAAGTATGTTGCCCCATTCCGTGGCGGCATTTCCCTCGAAGTGCGACATGTCCTTTTTGGCGAGATAGACGGAAAGCGGTGTCGCGTATTTGTTCAAGCCCATTATCGCGCCCGCATCGCTTCCCCCAATTCCGTTCCGGCGGAGTTCGAGCCACTCCGCGCGGCGCATTCTTGAAGTGTCCGTGAATTCACACAGACCGCTTTCGACAATTCTCTCGTACATAAAAATCCCCCTAAAATGCTTCTCTCCAAATTGGGCGCGCTCACCACCTTGCTTTATCGTTTTTTTTACTTGGCAAACCCCAAAATCCAGCGGTGGCATTTTGACGCTGAATTTAAGATTTGCGAGTGTCGCGTTAAGCAAGGGAACTGCTGACACTCTAGCGTGGCGCGGGAATCGAACCCGCCGTCACATGGGAGGTATGTGACGCGCCGTTCCACGCAGATGTTGTTGCCGTCTTGACGCGCGGCATGAAGCCGCGTGATTTCAAGATACAGCGCATTGCTACGCAATGCGGAAAGCGGGGGCGACGCCACCGTCACTATAACCGGCAATGACGTTGCCGCTATAGCCATCGTAGTTGACATCGCAGAAGTGGGTAGCATTCGACGCATAAGGCGTTTTTAGCCACCACCACCAAGTCTCGTTTTCAAAAGACTTGATTCTGTGCGCCTCGTCTCTGAAATACGGCATGTAGGCATCGCTTTCTTGGTTGAAAACATTGTCCTTTGAAAGCAAGGAAACTTCTTTCAGCGAATCGCCGAAAGTCTCTTTGAGCGCGTCCGCAAAAGGTCCAGACAGATACTTTCCCAGCGGAGTTTCTTCAAATGCTTTTCCCGATTTATTCGCGTCAATGCAGTGTTGAAACAATATGTTTTCAAAACTGAAAGTCTTTCCGTTTTTGTTGTGAATGAAAATCGCAGGAACGTCTTTCAAGTGCAACGCGTCAAAATGCTCGCCGTCGATTTCGCACTCATCGACATCAAGCGACGGAATATAAATCTTGTCGCCGATTCTTTGTTCTCTCGCTCCGGCTTTTTCAACTTCCCTTTCCATTGTTGGAAGCGGCATTATGCAAAAGTTGAATTCTTTCTTTTCAGGATTGAATTCGTACCTTTTCACAAATCCGCCGGTTTCCGCCGCGACCTTCTCAATCTCTGCCAGCATTTTTAGCCTCCTTTGCGATTGCCTTTTCAATCGCCCTTATTTTTCTTCCGCACATCTCGTAGCGCAGTTCCGTCGCTTGGTCAGTTCCGAATCCGTTCGCGTAAAGCAACGCTTCCAGTTTGTCGGCGAAAAGCAGTACTTTGCCGTCTGCGCCCCTGCACCGCCAAAACCGCCCGAATTTCCACACCTTCATTTGCCGCCCCCTCTGTACACATAGCGGACGTATCGCGTAGTATGTCCGTATCGGTTTTTGCAGGTGCGCCACTTGCTTTCAATCTGGTAGCCCCTGTCGCGCAATATGTAAATCACCGCCGAAAGCCTTGTGATTCCGAAGCCGAACGCCTCCATGCTGGAGATTCCCCTTTTGTGCCTCTTTATGTACTTTCCGACAAAATCAATCTGTGAACTGTCCATGAGCACTCCTGTCATTCGCCTTGCATGCTGCGCAAAGTTTCTTCGACTTGCACGAGCCTGTCTTGTAATTGCCCTATGGTTCTTTCAAGCCGCTTCTTTTCTTTGAGCAGCATTTGCGGATTCTCTATGTCGTCGTCCGTCGCCTTTGGCTTCTGTTTCGCGACCGCCTTGACCTGCTCGACCGTCTTTCCGTTTTCAGCCGCTTGCTTGGCGAGCATCATGTCTTTGGCGGTCGTGACGACCTTTGTCATCTCGTCCGAAAATTCCGTGTCCGACCCGACCATAGTTTCCAATTCCTTTGCCTTCGCCCTTGAAAGTTGCAGGTCGGATTCAATCACATCTTCCAAGCGGTCGCCGTTCTCGGCGCAGACCTTGTGAAGTTCTGCCAGAATTCTTCCGAGCCGTTTTTGCGCGTCGATGATTTCCTTTTGAATTCGTTTCGCCTCGCCAATCAAAGCTTTTGTCGCGTCGCTCCTTTCGCGCTTGTAAATTCCTTTTTCGATGGCAATGTCTATGAAGTCATAAAAGGCAGACCAGAAAATCCCGCTGTGGCATTTGACATTTTTGACACCTTTTTCGGTCGTCAAAACATGGTGGGTGAATTCGTGTATCGCGGTGTAGACAAGCGCATTGTCTGAATTGAAATTTTTATTGTGAAGGATTATTTCTTGCGTGCCGGGCTTGTAGCAGCCGTTCACCCTTGAAGACTTCTTTCCCGACTGAATGACTGTAAAATCAGTCCCACATTGATAAAGTTTTTGAAGTGATTTTTTGACTTCCTCGTTGGTCAT